ATGTCAGCAAGAGCTTCTTTGGAAATATCATTGATATCCACTGCAAGATCTAGATCTCCTGAGCTGCTTTTACGCCCTGTTGAACCTAGCCAACGCTCCTTGGGAAAATCTATACCAGTAAGACGTTCAATCCATTTTACAGTTGTGGCAATGTCGGTTTGATTGATTCGCTGTGTGAGTGCGTTTCCATCTTTGTCCTTGAAAACGTTGCCACCTTCTAATAGATTCATTGATAGACTTTCCAATTATTTCACTTTGTACTTGCGTTTGATTTCTGCCTGCACAGCCATGCGTTGTTTGTCATCCTCAATATCATAGGATCTAGCAAACTCTTTGTAATAGTCAGGGTCAGGCAGACCAGACTTTTTACGTAGCTCTTGATGGCGACGGTGTAGCTTGTTTCGTACAGAATTTTCATCTACATCGCTTCTTCTCATTGCATCAAAATCATCGCTGAATCTTGGCAAGCGACGACCAGCTGATCGTTCAGAATGTGGTCTATCAAAATCCACAGCATGTGGAATGTTGCTGCCTTCTCCACCTGTTGGTCCAACAGGTCTGCCTCTGCGTCTACCTGGCTGACCATAGGTACCGCGTTTAATTCCTGCATCGCCTCTTGGCCTTGGTGCCATTGCAGCTTTCATGTAGGCTGCTAATTCATCAAAGCCTTCCGCCACACCTTGCTGACCTTTTATAGCTTGTAACAAAGCGCGGGCAACAACACGATCTTTTTCTTGTTCTTCATCATTCAGTTGATCATAGTCTATTTTCATCAACTTGGCTCTTTGTTGAAGTTTGGCGTCTAGTTTACCAGCTTGTCTTAATTTTTCGGTATCATCAAATTGATCAGGATCTTGTACAAACTTACGAGCTGTTACATTCCAACCTTTGTGGATAGCGTCAGCGATTTTATCTATATCTGTAATGTCTGCATCAATCATTTTTTTAGCGTATGCTGCTGACATTAGGTTTGCTTGCCAGCCAAATGAATTGCCTGGACTACTACGACCGTAACCATATGCATTGTCTAATGCTTCATCGCTGATTGTAGCTAATTCTTGTATGCTTAATTCTTGCTTAGATCCTTCCTCTATACCTCGCTCATCAAAATACTCACGTGGTGTGTTCAGCTTCATACGCATTTTTAGCTTGCCGTTGACATAAACCTCGGCTACTTTGCCTTTGCCATAGCTGATTAACTTTGATGCTTTGTTTCTTGCGTGATCAATGTCATTAATTCTACCTGGTACCGTTTCTCCGTCTAAACGCACTACAATGTCTTGAGAATTGTCTTCTACTACGCCTGGCTGTTTAGGAGGTTTAGGAGTAGGTGCTCTTGGGATTTCTGGAATGTCAAAACCACCTTCGGCCATGCTTTCGCTTTTGCTGCCCCAATTTTTTGCACCTTTTTTGCGACACTTTACCAATGCACCACTGGCATATGCACTGGGCCAAACTTTGTAACGGCTTTTTACTTTGTAGTAACAAGCATCTTTCTTTTCGTTCATCAAACTGGCTTCGTACATTGCACCACCGCATTCAGGGCACATCTGTTGTTGCTCTTGAACATCTTCCCGGGGCACACAGTTAGGCACCATACGGTCGCCTTTGCGCTTCATGCCCACCTGTTTGTGAGTGTCCCAGCACTTTTCGTCTAGAGTTTCCACAGCTTCATTTTTGTCACGACCCTGGCAATGAGCACGTTGACTGAACCCACGTGGATTGTCGCAGTCAATACTGCGCTTGTATTTTTCACTCCATTTTTCATCAATTTTATCTTTGTCATAATTTTTCATTAATGACTTTGGATCTAAGTCCGCACCTAGTTTGGGATCATGGTCACGAGTGCCTGCCATGCCAAAACGTGTAACAGGAATCTTTGAAACCTTTGGAACACCACCTGGTTTCGCAACTCCCACGGCTAGACCTCCTATAGGATTACCACTACGGTCCACAGTGGATCCTGTGCCCTGTCTGATGTCTTGGGCACCTGGCATGCCAGAATCTCCACCAAATCTTGGAGTGTTTCTTTTGTATAAATCTTGATGGGCCTGATTAAACCTGCCTGGTTTTTGGTCCATCGCAGCGTCTTCATTTTTTTTAGTAGCAACGTTAATAGCTGCTCCGCTGCGGTCTGGATTAGGATCTTCCCTACGCTTACGAGCACCTGCACTGGCGCGACCTTTTTTGCCCAGTGCATGTGCTTTGCTGGCTGGCAAACACTTGGGTTTGCCTTCGCTGTCGTCTTTGCCGCCACATTCACCGCGTATTTTTCCATCTGGACCAAAACGCACCCATTTTTCTTTGAACCATTTGCGTAGATTCTCATTCACATAGTCTTGGTCATCAACTGGTTTGGCCTCTATAGATAGCTCATGCAATTCTGGTTTCCAAATCTTGGCTTTGATGTTGAGTATTTTTTCTAAACGATTGATTTTACCACGTAGGCTCATTTCACTTTCGCTACGACGCGGACGGTAATACCACTTGCCACTGCGTGATTTTTTTAGCCCCATGTCAATTAAATCTTGGTCACGATAACTGTGTGCGCCACGTGCTACATCAAAGAAATAAAAAGTGTCTTGGTTCTGATCTAGATTTTCAGTCTGTGTGCTGGTTATAGTCACAGGCTCGCCTGGCTTGAACATGCTGGTGGGATCAGGTTGTTCTGGTTGCACTCCGCCTGAAGTCATGCCACTTTTGTTGAACATCACTTTGCCATCAGGACTTTTAACAAGAGCTGTGGGGTTCTTTTTTAAATCAACCACGGTTTTTGTACCATCGCCCATGTCAATTGTGGCTTCTGCCCCGGGCTTGACGTCTGTCAACTTGCCTGTGGTGATATCAGCTTCGTTTAATTCAAATATTTTCATTTTTTGTCCCGTCAGCCCGTTTAATTGATCTTGTGAATTTGCTAGGATCTTTTAAACGAATGGCATTTATTAATTTACGCTGTAGCGTTTCAGCTTGTTCAGCTGAATAATCTTGTTCAATTTGCTCCAGTAGACGTATTGCTGAAGAAATTACATTAGTGGCGCGGCTTTCAAGAACATGCCTGCGATCACGCTCAATATAAAGAGCATCAAGTTCTTCAAGAATACTTCTAGTTTTCTTTTGCATTTTTTGATCTTTCCAATTATTTATCGATAGATATGCTAACAATGGCGTAAATAAGTGCCATGAATTTTTCAACTGTCACTGATTTTGAAATAGCCATAGCTGAATTTTTTGGGGCTCCGTATGCAGTGGCCACAGACTGTTGCACTCATGCCCTGGAATTATGCTTGAGATATAAAAAAATACGCAGCAGCAGTTGTCCCACTCATACCTATATTTCGGTGCCATTTACGTTTGATAAACTGGGAATTGATTGGGACTGGGAAGATCGTCCCTGGATAAATTATTACACTCTGGGCGGTACCAATATTGTGGATGCAGCGGCTTTCTGGCAGCGCGATGGTTATGTTGCTGGACATTTCATGTGCTTGAGTTTTCAGTACAACAAACATCTAGCTCTGGGTCGCGGGGGAATGATATTGTGCGACGATCGAGATGATCAATTTGCACTGCGTGCCATGAGCTATGATGGGCGTGTGCGCGGGATGCCCTGGGCTGAACAAGCGATTAGCACAATGGGTTATCATTATTACATGACTCCAGAAACTGCTGATCTAGGCTTGAAGTTGTTGCCCAGTGCGCTGTTGAGAACGCCCACTGAATTTACCTGGCGCCGATATCCATATCTTCCGGACATGCCTGTGTTTAACCAGTCTTGATTTTTCCCAATAGCTGTTTGAGTTTTGCGCTTTGAATGTCAGCATCAACCTTGGGAGTTTCTGTGTTGGTTTGCCAAGGTGTGTCATTGTCAGGTGTGGCTGCGCTGGCCACTGCTTTGGCTTTAATACTTTCCATGATTGAACTAGACGGAGCTCTGAATGCTTGATCTTTGTCATCAATGCCTGGATCTGTGATACGCATGGTATCAACACTGTATTCAAGATCAATTTTTTGTCCAACACCAGTGCTGCTACGACTTTTCATACACTGTATCTGATACTTGCCTCGCTCGCGCATGGCTCTGGAAGTAAAGATACCAAACACATTGTCTGCTGTGTTAATTTTACTGATACCACCTGAGATATGACTATGATCAAATTCAACTTCTTCAACTGCTGATCTATTCAGCTGCGATGCTGTGACCATCAACACGCCTAGTTCTTTACTCAAGTTACGCAGCTCTTCACTTACATATTTGTCTTTCACAAACAAATCATTGGGGCTGACCTTGGCACTCACAGGCATCAACAGATCCAAGTAGTCAATCATCATAAAGTCTACAACACGACCAGTTTGTATTTGATATTCTTTAAGAAATGCGCGAATGTCATTGATGTTGCTCTGTGCCGGCAGTGCCTTGACTTGATAGCTGCCGGCTTTTTTGCCCACCATTTTCACTTTCAGCGCCGCTGTTTCTTTTTCTTTGCGTATGTCCTTGGTACTCATATTGGTAAGCATGGCCGCTGTACGCAGTCCAGTTAGCTCTTCACTAAGTTCTAAAGTAACATACACACCATGCAGTCCTGCCTGCACCCAATTAAGTGCAATGTTCATCATAACCAAACTCTTACCTGAACCTGATCCGCCTGCAAAGATATTGAGTTCACCGCGACTGAAACCGCCGTACATGATTTTGTCCAGTTGTGGCCAGCCTGTGCTGACCTGTCCACCTGAGTCAAAGTATCTTGTGATCATGCCCTCTGGATCAGCCCAAAAATCCATGCCAAGATCTTTGGTCAAGCTGATCTGCACAGCATCCTTGATCAATTTCTCCACAGGATCAAATGTGCCTTTTTCTAACAAGTCAGCTGCTTTTAGGATCGCACGTTCTAGTTCTTGCCGCTTGGTGAATTTTTCAAACTCCTCAAGAAACCATTCATAGTGACCATCATTGAGTTCATCTATATGATTTAATTTTATACCTGTGACAGCCGCAACCTGCGCTCGATCTGGCATGGTCTTGTGATCGTCTGTGTGTTTTTTAATAAACTCAGCAGCAGGTTGTAGACTCCGATCAAAATTTGCTGAGTTATAGATGTTCTGCACACGCACATAGCTAGTGGCGTCTTGCAGCATCATTTCTAAAAACAATCTTTGTATTTCAACTCCGTAATCTTTTACCACAATGCGCTCCTAATAATATTTGCCGAGTTGCAAACTCTGTCGCCAATTGGTTCCGCGACGTTGATCTATGTTGTCAAGTTCCTGTAACCAATGTGTTTCACCTTCATGCCCAGTATCTAAGTAATTACACACAGTTGTGGCCTCAGGATAGTTTTGCAAGATTTTAAGTGCTGCTTGCTTAACACGGTCTGACAGTAACCTCATGTCAAAGTTGGTTACAAATTGTATACAAAAATCACTGCTGTCGCCCTCGCGATTAATTTTTAAATTTGCATTAAACCAATCAATTACTTTTGATAATTCTAACACGTTGTGTCCACCCACAGACACATTGAATCCAAATACAACGTTACTGGGCAATTCATCTCGCATACGCAAAAGATTTTGTTGTGTTTGCTGCCAATTCGCAGGATATCTGATGTATTCAAACGCTGTTTCAGTAGCATCAATGCTGAAGAAAACTTTTACCAGTTTTGATCTTTCCCAAAGTTTTATCATACTGTCACTGGGCCACAGTGTTCCATTGCTATTATAACTGATAAACATGTCGTGGAATTGATTTGTTTTATCTAAACGCTGTATTAAATTGACTTGATCATCATTTAAAAAAGGTTCTCCGCCATTGAAATGTACTCTGCGTACATTAGACAAGTCTAGTTGATCAAGAATGTTGTTACGACTTTGAAAAGACCTACCTAATGTAGCCAGATCTTTTTTGTTTAGGTTTAACTCTTTGGCCCAAGTACTACTGTTTTTTGGTCCGCACATTACACAGCTTAGGTTACATGCCCAGGTACTGCTGTGATCAATTGTTTCAAGCACTACTTCTTCACTAGGGTCAACACCAAAAAATTCAATGCTGCTTTGTCTACGACTTTTTTGTCCAAGATCCTCCATGGTCCAGCAAAGTCTACATTCTTCTGCTCTTTCGCCGCGACTGAACTTTTCTCGTATGTTGTTCAGCGTTTTGCTTTTAGCAAAGTCAAAGTCTGCGCTGGATTCTAATCCGCCATGCGCTTGACAACAAGGGGCCACGAACAGTTGATCATCATTGTGACGATCAACAAATATTCCTCGGTATACTTCAGGGCACCAGTTGTTAGAATTTTTTAGCAATTTGACGTTTTCTTAGTTCAATTTTTACTCTGCTGCTTTCGCGTGACTCAAGTATGCTTATCAGTGTGGCCAATTGACCATACTTTATCACAGCATCATTGATGTCTTTGCATCCTTGCCAGTCTGGCATGCTCACAGACCAACCCAGTTCAACAGCACGATCAACTAAGTTTAATCCAGCTGCGTCTTGATCAGGCACCACAATTACTTCTTTACCTAGACTGCGTATTAATTTGACTTGACGATCATTGATTTCTTGATGCAGCACTGCCAGTCCATTGATTGACAATGCGTCAAACACACCTTCGCACACAATCACATACTGCCAATCAGCCCTTTGTAAGTCAGTGCCAAACACATATCCAGGTTGACTATGATGTATGTACTTTGGTGTTTTGTTATCCAAAAATCTTGCACTCCATCCCACAACACGATTATCGTATGTAAATGGTATGGTTACGTGTGGGCGTGTCCAGTGTACGCCATCGTTGCGTATTGCAGTCATGGCCGGGAAGTCTTCTGGCACACAACGATTTCTTAGATACTGCCAGTGCTGTGTGATATCTGTTGTGATTATTTCACTACCGGCAGGAAAGTCATCTATTTCATCAAAATCAATGTCTTGCAGTGTGTTGATTACTTTGGCACGTTCATCTAAAATACCATGTATGCTGCGATGACGCAGGCTTTCCAAGGTCAACTGATCAATGTC